AAGAACGTCCAATAGAAATCTGTCGTGCCATATAGTTTATATGACAGAGTGTCTGGACGATCTCCGTCCAGGATCGTGTAATATTGATAGTCAATTATACCATCAGCGACCTGATCTATTAGATCGGAATAAGACGACAGATTTTGATAATAGACGGGAGGTTGATCATCATCACCGAATCGGTATTGAATAACTGGAAAATCTTTAAAGTATGACATTTAATTAATATCCCTGTTCGACATCGTCTCTCGTCAATGTCCTTGTCTCTACAAACGATAAGGAAATTTCAACATCAGTGAAATGACCATCTTTATGCATACCCATACTTTGCGAGTTATACACCGTCTGTACATTTTTTAAATATGCGTCAACAAATCGAGTAGCAACCTGTTTACCATCATATGTGATTTTAATTTCAAACGGATCCGGTAAATTGTATCCAAGAATAAAATCTGCCTGACCTGCTGCTAATGATGATGGGTATAATTGCGTTCGAAAGAATTTGATTATTTGTGTGATCGCTTCTGCTTCTTTGGCAGATTGTGCGACCATTTTGAACGAAAACGGAATTTCGCGAACAGCGACCGACTCAAATGTCGCTCTTGTATTTGGATTAATCGCAACCCGAGTTTTCAACTGAACTGCTGCGCCGACCTCTGCTGGTGCAAATGTCTGTGCTGCGCGAGTTACTGCCAACCGTCCCAGCGGACCATCTAAATTCAGATTATTGAATGCCGTTGCAAATGAACCGATTCCCTTGCCAACTTCTTTTACTGCACCAGATACGCCACCTGCCTCTAATCCTGCTCCTGCTGCAGCGCCGAGAGTTCCAAGAGGCGTATTGGCATAACCGACTCCATCAGATATATTTATTGCTGCTGGTAGATAAAGTGTGACTCGCCCACCAGGATTCTTTTCTTTTCCACGATTATTGAATGGTCGCTTTTCTGGAGTATCGCCTTTTACTGCCGCATCAATAATTTGCTCAGTCGCGTCTCTAGTATTTTTGTATTCTGTCGCAATATCCGTAGCAGATATTGGGGATATCTTCATAACTTGAAACGTGACCCTGCCTTTATATCCGTCCGAATTGAGTGGATACCGTAAGTGCAACTCTTGATTGTCAAGAAGTTCTTCGTTGTTTGTATTATCCGACATTCTTCCCTCGAAATTTTAGATATAAATAATATTTTTATTTATAAGGTATTACGTGGCATATTCTGGCAGATACACCATAAAAGACAAAGCAAAGTATCTCGGCAACCCCACCGGTGTAATTTACCGCAGTTTATGGGAAAAGCATGTCATGAAGTGGTGTGACGATAATCCTCAAGTGGTGGGATGGTGTTCCGAAGAAGTTGTTATTCCTTATCTTTGTCAAACTGACAATAAAATGCATAGATACTTCATGGATTTCTTGATCAAATATAAGGATGGTCGCACAGTACTTGTAGAAGTCAAACCACATGCCCAGACGTTAGTACCCAAGTCAGCAGGCAGACCACGCCGTAAAGTTCTCTCTGAAGGTTTGACGTATATAAAAAATCAATCTAAATGGAAAGAAACTGCACGTTTTGTTGCCGATCGTGGTTGGCACTTCGAAATTTGGACAGAACGAGAGTTGACCTCAATGGGTATTATGCCCAAGTCAACTAAACCGCTCAAACCATTCCCAAAGAAAAAGGCAGCACCGAAGAAAAAGGTAGCACCCAAGAGACCTACTAAATAATGTTATGTTAATAAGATTATTTCCCTTATTATTTCTAATAAACGGATGCTCCATGATCAGTATCTATCATGATCCTGGGAAAAGACCGAATTTTAAAATCGAGAATGGGTTTTGTGATGAACGCGCAACACTGAAATTAAACACTGATGAATTTATACTTATTTGTACTAAAAGGATATAAATATACTTTATGAGCGATCTATTTAAAAAGTTACAATACGAAGCATTCCGAGCAGGGATTAATCCGCGTTCCGACGAATCACGCGAGTGGTTCCGCAAGAAAGCACAAACCATTCGCCGCGTCGATCGTAAAAAGTTGATGAGGAATGAAGCAGTTGATCAGGTGAACGAAGAAATTGTTGGGGCAATGATGATGTTTTTCTATGACCCCAAGACCAAAGATACCCTGCCATATTATGATACTTTTCCGCTTGTTATAGTAGTTGGTCCAGCAGAGAACGGTTTCTATGGTCTCAATTTACATTACTTGCCGCCAAAACTTCGCGCCTTGTTCCTAGATGCTTTGCTAGATATCATGAACAACAAACGCTACGATAGGTCGACCAAATTTAAACTATCATACGCTTTACTGACAAAAGTTAGACGTATGAAATATTTCGCCCCATGTTTCAAACATTATTTGACCGCGCATGTTAGGGGAAATTTCGCACGAGTTAATGCTTCAGAATATGAAGTGGCAATCTTTTTACCGACTGCACAATGGTCTAAAGCGACCGCCAGTACAGTTTACTCAGATTCAAGGAAAATGATTAAATGACATTCCGCAGAGATGATTTCCATTCGGCAATTACTGCTGGGGAAGGGTTCGCCAGAGCGAGGCTGTTTAGAGTAGAACTTCCAAGATTGCTGGTCGGAGAAAAGAATTACACACCAGCAAATGCGCCAGCGAGTCAATTAAATCTATTATGCAAAAATATATCGCTACCAGGAAGGCAACTCACAACCACCGATAGACTAATCGGTATTGAATCGACAAAGGTTGGTCATGGATATGCAGTTGAAGATGTTACCTGTGTATTTTATCTGTTAAACGATTTATCATCGCGTAATTATTTTGAGACCTGGCAGAACTTGGTTGTCGATCAAAAGACAAAAGAAATTGGATACTATAACGATTATGCAAAATCTGTTTATATAAAGTTACTGAAGAAAGGCGTCGGACTTCCCATATATAACAAACAACTTGCTGCGCTCGAAAAGATCCCGTCAAATATCAGAAACCGATTGCCTTCGATTGGACCGATCAATGTAAAGCAGGGTGAAATCGACCTCGATTTTATCACGCCGGACACCGTTGTTTATAGCGTAGAACTTGAGCAGGCATATCCGACAACATTATCTGCTGTTGAACTGACTAACGAAGGCGAGAGTTTAATAGAAGTTTCGGTATCGTTCACATATAAAAATTGGAATAGCACGGTAGAATCAACGAAAACAAATCTAGCAGAGACACTGCTAAATAGTGCTAAGAAAACACTTGGAATATAATAATTATATCATTATCTGGAGAATATAATGGCATTACCTAAGATGAATCACACGCCGATGTACGAATTAACAATTCCATCATCGGGAAAGAAAGTTAAATATCGACCATATCTTGTACGCGAAGAAAAGGTATTAATGATTGCACTGGAAACAAACGATCATAAGGCATCGTTGAACGCTATTGTTGATACTATTGCCGCTTGTGTTGCTGGCGAATTCAACACAAAGACGCTGACAACCTTTGACGTTGAGTATATGTTTATTCAGATCAGATCAAAATCTTCTGGCGAAACGAGTAAGATTCACGTCGAGTGTTCTAACTGCAATCATAAACACGATATCGTTGTTGATTTTAATACAATTAAGGTCGAAGTTCCAAAGGGTAAAAATATACACAACCTTACTGCTGATGTATCCATGGAACTGGGTTATCCAAAGTACGAAGATATTGTCGAATTTGAGGGGATGGTAGACAGCAACAAAGCATCAAACGTGTTTGCCATTGCGACTAAATGTATTAAATCAATCAGCGACGGTGACGAACGAACGATGGCAGAGGACTGTACTGATGAAGAATTAGTAGAGTTTCTTGAGTCTCTAACTAAAGATCAGTTTGCGCATATATCAGATTTTATGGAAAGTATGCCAAAACTCTCACATAAGGTAGATTTTAAATGTGAGTCTTGTGAAACAGAAAATAAGCAAGTAATTACAGGTATGCAAAGTTTTTTATAATATGCCTCGCCCATGATAATTTGGTTAGTCATTACAAAACCAACTTTGAATTAATGAAGTCGTATAATTATTCGTTAACAGAGTTGGATATGATGATGCCTTGGGAGAGGGAAGTTTATGTTACATTGCTTGTTGAGAGGGTGAAAGAAGAAAACGAACACGCTAAACAAATACAAAAATAATATAGTGGGTAGATTAAATTGGCAAGAGCACGGAAAGGTTCAAAGAAGGGAATAAAGGGTGCAGTAAAGGCGCTACAGTCTGCCAATACTACAACATCCATCGCTGCGACAACAGAGGATCTTGAACAGATAGGATTCCTGCAGGTAGATACCTTGATGGACATGTCGAATAACCTCGTCGATATGTCTAATGCGGTTGTCTCCTCTCTGGCGGTTGGATTTGACGATCTATTCCAGAACTCATTCAGACAAATTGAACTTCTTGAAGATTTAATTGGCACTATCTCGCGGAATGGAATTCGCCAAGAAACGATTGCTGCTGCTGGAGATATGACAGAGGATGGTATCTTTAGAGAAATTAATATCGGACTTGCGA